CCATCAGCCGCCAAAGAGACCACGCTCGATGAAATCAACAGCTTGGTCGTCAACAGTGTTGTCAGTTTGCTCAGCAAGTTTACGGAGCAGATCAATAACCAGACGCTTCACTTTTTCAGATTGAATGAATTGAAAAAGAAGCGGGCGAATAAGTGCAATCATTGTTAGTAAGTGGGTAAAGAACCGGGTGGGGTGAAGTTAATTAGTTTGTAGGTCATGGGATTGCAGCTCCAATGTCGGACATAAGAGTGGTTAGGCGGGCGTCTAGAAGGGCAAGATCAAGGTTTTCGCCGATGCTGTAGAAGACTAGGCGGGCGTTTACGGGATTATTAAGACTTCCACTATTATTCCTGCCAAAAATAAATATGTTCCCCGCAAGTGGTGTCTGTGAAGTTTTTGTAATGGACCTAATTACAGCATTGCTAATTTCTGAATAAGAAGAACTGGCGCCTCTTGAAATTCCTAGTATGCCAGCCAAGGATGGGAAACCACCAGATGAGACGCCATTATTCCTACTACGGGATTGAAATTCATAGTTTCCCCCACCAAGAGGGGATGAAAACAATCCTGTGCTTCCGCCACTGGTAATTCCTGTGCCCGCAAGAGTAAAATTGATAGTTGGTTGCTGTGTTAAAGAAACAACAACATGCTGACTATCTTGCGGATCAGCATTATTATTCCTATTGCTATCTAAATACTTCGTACTACCATCGCCCACCAGCCCCGTCTCTCGGTCATAATCCCCCGCCACGAAGTTGTAATTAGTAGGCGCTGGACCTTTCAAAGGAACTAACGCTCCAGCTAACGTTCTAGCTCCAGCCAAAATACAGCTTGCTTTAATTGCATCCCAGATACCATCCGTTTTACAACCAAGAATAAAATTGTGATAAGCAAGTTTAACGCCAGCTTCTAAACTTTGTCCATCAGCAGCTTCGACCGCTGCAATGTAATTGACAACATCGCTGTCTTGACCCGCTTGGATCTTCCAAGTTCCAATGCCAGAATAATTTTTTCTTAATTGAACCTTCCCGGGAATAGAAATCGGACTCATGGTATTGCAGCTCCTATATCTGTCATAAGGGTTGAAACGCGGTTGTCAAGTAGGGCGAGGTCTAGGGATTCGCCGATGGAGTAGAAGGAGATGCGCGAATTAGAAACTTGATTTGGCGATCCACCGTCTCTGGCAAATACAAAGTGATTATAAGCTCCGTTAGGCGCCGTAGAAGCATACGACCCAGAACTGATGGCGCCACCATTGATCGCGTTTACATTGGTAGATGAGCTGCGGTTTGAGCCGATTAAACCAACAACTGCGGAAAATGAAACAATATTGCTTGTTCTGTTACGAGCACCCGTAGTAAAGAAGTTGGACTGCCGTGCTCCTGTGGTGGAAGCACCGGCTCCCATGAATACAGCCCCAATAGTTGGAAGTTCACTTGCATAAACACACTGATGAAAGCTATCTGTTGGATCATCGTTATCTGCTCGGTTGCTATCCAAATACTTCGTGCTTCCATTTCCCTTCAAACCCGTCTCCCTGTCGTAATCACCGGATACGAAATTGTTGTTAGTAGGAGCTGTCCCCTTAAGCGGCACTAACGCACCACTCAAGGTTCTAGCGCCAGCAAGGATACAGGACGCCTTAATAGCGTCCCAAATCCCGTCATCTTTGCAGCCAACCACAAAGTCGTTAATCGCCAAAGCGACATCACCTTCGATGGCTTGACCGTCTGCTGCTTCTACTGCAGCGATATACGTCTGGGCGTCAGGATCAGTAATCCCGTTGTAACCAGACGCCCAAACTAAAGTCATACAACCTCCGGAGTAGGCCGTCCCCAAGAACCGTTACCGTCTTCGTCCACGCTGTATTCGTAGACAACATCAGTCACAGGGTCGGTCCACTGGTCACCGTCTGCCCAAGCAACGCCATCGTTATCAGTAGGATAAACAACAACGTAAGGTAGTGCGTCAGCGCCGGTGTAAGCCGGATTACCACGACCATCAGCAAGGAACCGTGGTTGAACGGTCACCACACCAGGATGGTAGTTACCAACTTGATAAATATCAGCACGTTGCCGTACAGACTCAATAACAGAAGCTTCAAAGTATTCAGCAGCACTGCTAGCAGACGTACCACCACCAGTGCTTACTGCCAAGTATTCTGCTTCAATAGCAGGAATAAGCTCATCGGGAATGTTAATAGTAAAAGTAGCCATGATTAGGTAGTAGTAGATTTGATGACAGCAAAAGCAATAACGATAGCTTCAGACAAGCTACCAGCAGTAATGTTACGAACATTGATACTGGCGGAACCAGCAGCAGATTGAGCGTTAAGCAAATAAGAACCTGCCGTACCACCAGAGATGTGGTTCATAACAAGAATGTCACCAGCAGCAATTGAAGAGTTAGTCAAAGTAAACGACACCGTAGTATCAGCTGCAAGAGCTGCTGCGTTCATTGTAATTTGACCAGTTGGTTTGTTAAGCGTTACACCAGTAGCTTTGTTAGTAGCTTGGGTAACTGCTCCACCATCAGTGCCATAACCAAACGTTTTGGTCGTAGCGTCTACAGCAAGTGCAGAACCACCAGAAACACCAGCGTTATTAAACTGGACAGCACCGTTAACACCGCTAACCAATGAGACAACACCAGTTGCATCGGGGAAGCTAATGAAGCGGTCAGCAGTTGCTGTGATGCTTTGAATCGTAGTGGTATAAGTACCGCCGTCATCAAGACTGATATCACCAGGAACATCAAGTTCGGTGTTAGCAGAATCCCACTTAAAGTCAGTTACAGCACCAAGAGCGCCTGCACCGTCGTTAATCTGGATAGAACCAGACACACCAGCAGGAGCAGTAGCACCAACAGTTGCCCAAGTATTGTCACCACGCAGATAGGTGGTAGCAGAAGGAGTACCAGTAGCAGAGAGTTCGTCTAGACCAATAGTATCGTTATCAATAGTCCAAGTAGTACCTGACGCAGATACGGTAATGTCACCTTTATCTCCGTCAGTTATACCACCAGCTGCTGCAGTCGTATCCTTATCAAGTTTACCAGTAAATGGGTTAAATTTATACGACATAATTTACCTCAGGCTTTAGTGACGCTAACAAGTTTGTTGCTAACATTGTAACCAAGAGTGAGTACAGCAACGGTAGCACCACTGGCTCCACCTTGTTTGTATGTAATTGTTTCAATTTCGCCAACACCGTTACCCGAAGCAACATAAGTCATGGTGACGTAATCGTGTTGCGGGATATAAAGACCCGCGATGTCTTGTACAAGCATTTTTTTAGTAGTTGGTAAGGAGGTTTAAAAGTACGCCAAGGTGGTTCGACGCGATCAATGTAAGTAGCCGTAGTTAGTTAAAGAAAAAAGTAAAAGATCTTGATCAACCCTCCAGAAGCAGGTTGATAGAACCGGCGTCAAACGTGTCGGTGCCGTTTACGGTGGTCAGGCGAACTTGGGTAAGAGTGTCAGAAAGAGTTTTCTCGCCCATTGTGCTTGCATAAGTATTGGTGTTTGTCTTGACCCATCCGCTACCGTGCCAAGAATTAGATCCGAAATAAGTAAACTGGATTGGACCGTAATGAGCACCAGCAGCTGCGTTGACATCGATTATGAATCCAGCAGTAGAACTTGCTGTATTTATGGAAGTTCCGCTAGCATAAATTGTTCCGCTGTTGTATCCGGTGGTTTCGACTCCACCAGAATCACCAAGCTGAATTAACAATCGACTTGTCCCACTCGTACTCACCCCATTGAACATCACCGTAATTTTCTTTACCCAACTTGGAATCCCGGTGAAGTCAATGCTGGTGCCACTGGTCGTTGCCTGAGCGGTTTCAAGCACTATCCGCCCGCGATCAGCAAAGCTCAACGTACCACTACCGTTAGTAGTAAGAACTTGGTTAGCCGTACCGTCAGCAGTTGGATAGGTAAGACCACTAATTGTAGCATTACCACTAATTGTAGAATTACCACTAATTGTCGTATCACCACCAGAAGTCAACGTAATGTTATTAGTTGCACTACTGGGTTCTTTAATGTTAGTTGTTGCAATAGTGCTCATTAGTTTCCTCCGGGTTTAATTGGCCAAACGGGGTTAGCCGGATCCACGGTGTTAGCCGGTAGATCGCGGAGTGCTTGGCGATAAGCTCGCATCTCGTCAGTCAAGGTTAAATCAGCAAGAGCGAGGTAATCGGTTTCGGCAAGGAGTTGGTTGCGCTTAGAACGAAGATCAGCAATAGCTGCGCTGGCAATAGCAGCGTCGTAAGCGGTTTGGAGTTCAGCTTCAGTCGGTTGAGCATCAGGACCATTCCACTCAACAATGGAGTGAGGAGGCACGGATTGCGTCAGCTTGTAGCTGTTAGCGTTAAGACCAAGGTGGTCAATTGCGATGTTAATATCCACGATCATGCCTCCTTAAAGATTTTGACGACAGTATATATTTCCACCTCAAAATTATGTGCAGTTCCAAAACCGTTAGTAGCCAAGCCGCTTTGGCATCGATGTTCAATCCTGTAAGTGTTGCTTGCGGCAATTGTTACACGCGCCCATCCAAAGGCATTTGTCTGTTCTCCATCAGCGCCAGTGTCTGTAAAAGCACCTTGACCAACTTGAACGGCAGCAGCGCCGGTCACATCATAAAGCCTAGCCACATGAACGTTGGATCTAAAAGCTGGACACATCCACTCAATCAAATAAGTACCAGCATCAAGAGTAAATTCGTTACTGCTAATACTGACAATACCGTCAGGATCACAAATTTCAGTATTTAAGTC